CGCGCTAGACCTGGTCCGCGCCCGCGTCCGCGACGAGCTGCGCAAGCAAGGCCTCACGGACCGCCCGGAGGTGGCGGCGGCGGCGGAGGTGGCGGCGGAGGCGGAGGTGGCGGTGGTGGCGGCGGTGGTGGCGGCGGAGGTGGCGGCGGTGGCGGCGGAGGCGGAGGTGGCGGCGGAGGTGGCGGCGGAGGTGGCGGCGGTGGCGGCGGTGGTGGCGGCGGTGGCGGCGGTGGTGGCGGCGGAGGCGGAGGTGGCGGTGGTGGCGGCGGTGGTGGCGGCGGTGGTGGCGGCGGTGGCGGTGGCGGTGGCGGCGGAGGCGGCGGCGGCGGCGGCTCCTTATTCCGAGCGGTGGTGGCAGATCCGTGACGCGGTGTATCCGGCGGTCCGGGCGAAGGTGCGGGAGATCCTCGCGCCGACACTCGACGAGCTGCTGCCCTCCGCGCTCGACCTCCTCGACCGGATGCTCCCCCCCGAACCCCTACAGGCACCCGCGATCCCCAACGCCGAGATCCTCTTCGCCGCACCGGAGAAGACCGCATGAGGGGCTGGGAGCTGCGGCGGTGCCTCAATGAGGAGTGCGGTCACGAGTTCTCGAGGCCGGGCGGTGTCCGGAAGCTCGAGATGGACTGCTGCCGATGTGGGTCGCGGATGCTCACGCTCCCGCTCCGCATCGCGCTCACAGAGGAGCTCGCCGCGCCGTCGGTTGATCTGACTCGCCGGTCGCTGCTCGAGGTGTTCGCCGAGGCGGAAGGCGAGATCGCGTCGAGGCCGGCTGACCGCTGGCCCGAGACGGTTGAGCGCGCCTACCACGTGGGTCGCCGCGCAGCGTTCCTCGAGGCGGCAGCAGTGCTCGACACCACCATCCCTGACCCAGAGCCGCGGCTTTCGCAGCATGGAGGCGAAAGCTGATGGTGTTGAGCAGGAGAACCGATGCCGAATATGTCGCGGCGGTGCACGTCCTGACCGCTCCGATCCTCGCCGCGCGCACGCCGGGCTACATCACCCCGGACGGAATCAGGTTCGACCGTCTCCTGGAGGCCTCGCGTAGCTGGTCTCATGGTGAGCAGCTCCTCGTCGACGTCGCGCTCGATCTGTGGAACGGCGACGGCAAGTCGACGCCAATGGACCTGATCCGCTCGCTCGATGACGGCAACTTCGATCGGGTGCTCGAAGCGATCGCCCTCCGCCGAGGAACGCGGCCATGACGGTCGAGCTCACAGACGTGGTGTTCGACGTTCCCGCCTGCCGCGTGTGCCATTGCACAGACGCCGAGGCCTGCCCTCTCGGCTGCTGGTGGGTCGCGGACCCTGCTGGAGAGGGAGATCTCTGCAGCGCTTGCCTCACGCTCGCGACGGCGCTGCTGGAGATCACCTCGGTGCTCGAGGAGACCCGGTTCGTGTGGTCCTCCGAGGTTGATCTGCAGACGGGAATACAGGCCGTGCTCGTCGCGCGAGGCCTCGACGTTGAGCGCGAAGTGCGCGTCGACGCGCGCAATAGGCTCGACCTGCGGGTCGGCCGGGTCGGCATCGAGGTCAAGATCGCCGGCGGCTGGCGCGACGTGCGCCGCCAGCTCGAGCGATACGCGCTGCTCGACGTCGTCGACGCGCTCGTGCTCGTCACCTCCAAGCCGGCACACGCGCGCATCGCTGACGAGGTCGGCGGCTGTCCCGTCGTCGTCTACCGGGTGGGTTCGTCGCTGTGAGGACGTATGGCGACCTCACCTACCGGCCGCCCAGCGAGTTCGCGACGCTCGGCCTCGGGGTGTGGGCGCTTCGCACCGAGCCGCACGTCACGATGCGATTGAAGCGGATCTTCGGGCGCGTCAACCCGCGCCAGGACGGCGGTCTGTGGCTGAGCGACACGCCCGAGACGGCAGCGGACCTCGACTGGGTACTCAAGCGCTGGCCGCTCGACATCGACGACATCGCCCGCGCGCGACTAGATCGCCGCCTCAGCGAATACCGCGAATCGCAGGAGGCGGTCGATCTCGTCCTCGGCGGCGAGCACCTTCCGTTCGAGATCGAGCCGGCACGTGAGCCACGCGACTATCAACTCCAGGCCGCAGACCTCACGCTCACCACCGGCCGGCTGCTGCTCGGTGACGACGTCGGGCTCGGCAAGACATTCAGCGGGCTGCTCGTTCTCCGCCATCCGGAGGCGCTCCCGGCGCTGGTCGTCTGTCCGACGCACCTGACCCGTCAGTGGCTCGGCGAGCTCGCCGTGAGCTTCCCGCTGCTCCGCGGGCACATCATCCGCAAGACGACGGTGTATGACCCGTCGCGTACCCGGCAGATGCGGGGGTTTCATCCCGACGTGCTGATCATGAGCTACTCGAAGCTCGCAGGGTGGGCTCAGCACCTCGCCGGGGTCGTGCGGACCGTGATCTTCGACGAGGCGCAGGAGCTCCGCGTGTCGGGCAGCCAGAAGTACACCGCCGCGGCGCAGGTCGCCGATGGCGCCCGGTTCAAGCTGGGGATGACCGCCACCCCGGTCTACAACTACGGCGGCGAAATCTTCAACGTCATGCGGGTCCTCGACCGTGACGTGCTCGGAACCCGAATGGAGTTCATTCAGGAATGGGGGCTCGAGATGTCGAACGGCCGCGTGTCGGTCAAGGACCCGCGGGCGCTCGGCTCGTTCCTGCGTGAGGAGAACCTCCTGCTGCGCCGCACCCGTGTCGACGTCGGCCGGGAGCTCGGCGATCTCGTTCGCGTTCCGCACGACGTCGACGCCGACGCGGAGGTCATCGAGCGTGAAACGGCCGACGCGGTAAACCTCGCGTCGCTGATCCTCGAGGGGTCCGGGAGCCGGCAGGAACGATTCAAGGCCGCCGGCGATCTCGACTGGCAGATGCGCCGCGCGACGGGCCTCGCGAAGGCGCCGTATGTCGCCGCGTTCGTGCGGCTCCTGCTCGAGTCAGAACGCAAGCTGCTGCTGTTCGGCTGGCACCGCGACGTGTACGACGAATGGCGTGATCGCCTCACCGACGCCGGCGTCGGCTGGACGATGTACACCGGGTCGGAGAGCCCCGCCGCGAAGCAGAAGGCGCGCGACCGGTTCATCAGCGACGACGACTGCCGCGTGTTCATCATGAGCCTGCGGTCCGGCGCCGGCCTCGACGGGCTGCAGCAGGCATGCCGCGTAGCGGTGTTCGGCGAGCTCGACTGGTCCCCGGCGATGCATGACCAGTGCCTCGGGCGGCTGCATCGCGACGGCCAGGACGACCCGGTCGTGGGGTACTTCCTCACCTGCGAGTACGGGTCTGACCCGACCGTGATGGAAGTCCTCGGCGTCAAGCGCGGCCAGGCCGAACCGCTCCGCGACCCAACGATCGAGCTGTTCGAGCAGATGGAACCAAAGGGCGACCGCGTCAAACAGCTCGCGCATGCCGTCCTCGCGAAACGCAAGGTCGCGGCGTGAGCGTCGACACGCACGCCTGTCCGATCCGCGGCTGCGGGAAGCGGGTCCCGGACTATCAGCTGATGTGCGGCCGCCACTGGCGGCTGGTGCATCCCAATCTGCAGCGGCGGCTGTACCGGGCGTGGGCCCGCGGCGCCGGCGCCGGCAGCGATGAACACGCCGAGGCGATGCGCCTGTGCATCGAGGAGGTCCAACACAAACTAACGGAGGGCACAGCGAGATGAGCACCATCACGACCACAACGATGCCGGTTGCCGACATCAAGATCCGCGAAGGGTTCAACGTCCGCCAGAACGGCAGCGGGATCGACGAGCTCGCCGCGTCAATCGAGCTGCTCGGGATACTCGTCCCGCTGATCGTCGACGTCGACGGGCACCTCGTCGCCGGGCACCGGCGGCTCGCGGCCGCGCAAAAGCTCGGCCTTGAGCGGGTGCCGGTGCACATCGGTGAAGCCGAGGGGCTGCAGGGCGCAGAGAGGGGTGTCGCCGGCGCCGCGGCCGCCGAGAACATCATGCGCCAGCAGCTCGCGCCGGCGGAGGAGGCCGAGGCGATCCAGCGGATGCTCGACGTCGGCTACACCAGCGACGGCGCCGCGCAGGCCCTCGGACTGTCCAAGCAGCTCGTGCACCGCCGGATGGTGCTCCTCGCGCTCCCACCCGACCTCAGGACCCTCTGGGGGCCCGGGGGGACGGCCGCTCTGAACACCGCGACGGCTGTCGCGGCTCTCCTCACCAAGGCGCCCGGCCTCGCGCCGCACCTGAAACGGATGCACGACGCGGCGCTCGACGACAACGTCCGCGGCGGCCGGCACATCGATCAGCTCGCGAGAGATCCCGACCGGTACCTCGAGCAGCTCGAGCGCGCCGCGATCGGGAGCAGCTGGGATCCGAAGCTGAAGGGAATGCCGAAGCTCCCGAAGGACTTCGCGCTCATCGGACCCCAGACCCGGCTGGCGCAGCAGGCCAGCAACCTCGTGACCGGCAAACTCCTCGCGGCGTACAAGGACCTCGATCGTCAGCTGCAGGCAGCCTGGGTTCACAACGTCGACCTGATGGTCAACGCGGCCGACGTCGACGCGGCGCGCGCCGCCGGCGTCACGGTGAAGCTGCCCGAGAGCGACACCGAGTACATCCTCAGCGCGAGCTGGCTCCGCGCCCGGATCGAGAGTGACATCTTCCCGCGGTACGAGAAGAAGGCGCTCGCCGCGATCAAGCGCAGCGCCAGCTCGCGCGGCAAAACCTCAACCGCTGCTGCCGGGTCGAAGGCGACCGGTGAGCAGACCGCGGCGGAGAAGCGCGAGAAGGATCTCCGCCGCGCCGAGCTCGACGCCGCCAAGCGGTGGAAGCAGCTCGCGCCGGGAGCGAACCTCGACCTCGGACGTTCTCTGCTGAACGCGCTCGGGACCGTCGAGGTGACCGTCGACGTCGCCCGGTTCTTCGCAGAGACGAGCCTCGGCGGCCGGCCGCCCGCCAAGACAGAGCGCAGATACAGATACGGCTACGACGATCCGCGGCAGCGGCCCGCCGCGAGGATGGCCGCCGCCGGCCTGCGGTACGTCATGCCCGGCTGGCAGACAGAGCAGACGCGTGAGGTCCGCGGGAAACCGAAGACCGAGACCGTGTACCTCTCGATCGAGGACGCCGAGCAGAAGCTGTGGGAGTGGTTCGACATCGCGACCGAACCCGGCGAGCTCCTCGGCCGGGCGCTGATCATCCACGCCGCCGCGAGGTGGGCGAACGAGCACTGTCTCCCGAAGTCAGAGAGGGTCATGGGCTTCGGCCCGCGGTACACCACCGCTCCCGAGCGGGCGCGTGAGGCGCTGGAGAAGATCGCCGGCTCGCATCTCCCCGCGACCGTGACGCAGCTGCTCAACGAGATCTCCACGTTCGATCCCGCGAAGGCGCGCGCATGACCGATCAGGAAGCCAAGGGATGGTGCGTGCTCGAGCTGATGGGCCATCGCAAACTCGCCGGGTTCATCTCCGACGGCGGGTCGCTGCTCCGCATCGACATCTACCTCAACGACCCCGACGTCGCCGAAGCACCCGCGCCGCCGCTCGCGACGCAGTGGTACGGCCCGAGCGCGATCTACTGCATCACCGCCACCACGAAGGAGATGTGCCTGCAGCTCACCGAGAGCCACCAGCCCGCGCCGGTCGGCCGATGGGAACTCCCCGAGCAAGCCGCGACCGCCGAGCTTGAAGACGCTCACATCTTCGACGAGGAAGACGACCGGGGCGGCTACTGATGGGCGTGTTCCGCATCTACGACCCCGTCGAGTGCCGAGCCGACGGCTACCCGTACGCGTGGAGCGTCATCGACCCGCTCACGGTCACCGCCGGCGAGTACGAGGAGATCTCCGATCGGATCGGAGCTCATGTCGTCGGGATCAAGGACCTCGTCCGGGAGGACGCCGGGCACCGCTGCATCCGCTGCCAGCACCCCTACCGGGTCGGCGTCGACGGCATCTTCGAACCTGCGAACCTCGAGGTGCACCGACTCGCACGGGACCTCAACGTCACCGCCCGCGAGCTCGAGCTCGGCCTCGAGCTCGACGCGGACAACATCGGCGCGCTGACGACCCTCGACCTCGGGAAGACGCGCCGCACGCACTGGTCGGGCTGCGACGAGCGGTGCACCCACGGCGGGCCCCTCCGCATCAAGCACGCCGGCGAGTGGCAGCAATACGGTGAGGCCGACGACGCCACCGAGCTGCTCCACCTCGCCGGCGAGCGTCAGGCGGCCTGGAGGATCCTCACCGTCCACCACCTCGACGGTGTCAAGGCGAACTGCCGGTGGTGGAACCTCGTCGCTCTCTGCCAGCGCTGCCACCTCCAGATCCAAGGGAAGGTGCAGATGGCGCGCGTGTGGCCATGGGAGCACACCGACTGGTTCCAACCCTACGTCGCCGGCTACTACGCCTGGGCGTACCTCGGCGAAGACGTCCCCCGCGACCAGGCCGACGCGCGCCTCGATGAGCTGCTGGCGTTGGAGCGTGCGGCGTGAGCACCGAGACGGTCACCATCCGCGAGGGAATCCACGACGCGCTGCACACCGCCGGGCCCGCGGGTCTCACGATGGCGGCGATCGCCGGCGCGGTGCAAGGGCCGTGGCGCCAGCGCGACGTCGACGCGGTCGTCCGGAAGCTCTGGCAGGTGAACGAGCTCGGCCGCCGCGTCGACGGCACGTTCGTGCTGACCATGAAGGTCAAGGACAAGCCCGAGGGATCCGAGCCGACCCGCGCGCAACGCCGCTCAAGGCAAAAGCTCGACGCTGCCGTCAAGCGCGTCGCCGCCGGCGCTCAACGGGAGGGGCACAGCACGAAAATCAGGACCCGGACGGTCGACCCTGCGCTGCTGAGCTCGTTCTGCCCGGTATGCCGCGCCACCGTCCACCCCCGCCTCGATGGAACATGCGCGACCTGCGGGACGCAGACCGGCGCGAACGTCGAAGAGCCACCGAGACCCCGCCGGCGGCGGCGGCGCAAGCCGCTGAAGAACGGCCAGCCCGGATTCGGGACCGTGTGCCCCCGGTGCGGCGCGGCGAAAAGCAAGCAGGCTCACACCTGCCAGCCGTGCAGCATGAAACGCAAGCGCGGCCGCAAGCTCACGCTCCCCGCACACGACCGCCGCCGCCAGCCAAGACACCTCACCGAAGAGCAGCTGCTCGACGCGCGAAGGTTGTACGCGACCGGTCTCAGCCTGCGAGACGTCGCCGAACGGATCTACCCAGACACCTCCTACGCGTCGGTGGGCGCCGCCTCCACGTCGCTCTACAGCCTCTTCAAAACACGCGGCTGGAAGCTCCGCCCGCAGCGCGAGGTCACCCGCGCCCGCAGCACCAAACACGGGCGGAAAGGCCGCAAACAGACCCGCGAGCAGCAGAACGCCTACCGGCGGTGGCTCTCTCAGCAGCGCGGCTGGAAAGCCATCCAAGGACCCGGCCGGCCGATCTGCACCGCCGTCCGCCAGCAGCCGCCCGGGAAAGGCAACCCGTGCAAGCATCACGCGCTCACCGATTCCGAATACTGCTGGTCGCACGACCCGCGCTACGAGCTCAACCGCCAGGCGCAGACGGCGAGGACGCGCGCCCGGATCTCCAGGGCGCCGATGCTGCCGGCCGCGCCGTTCGTCGCATGGCTCGAGATGCTGCACTCCGAGCTCGGCGGCTGGCGGCAGGTCGCAGCCACGATCGGCTCTCAACCCTCAACGGTCAACAAGTGGGGGAACGCCCTCACCACCAGCAACACGCCCCTCGAGCGGATCAGCGTCCGCGTCGTCCGCCGCAGCGCCGAGAACGCCGGCACCACCCTCGAGGCGATCTACCGTGACCACGAAGACCAGCTCGAGGAGGCGATCGCATCGTGACCAACCTCGCCGCCGGCCAGCACGTCATCATCGCCAATCGCGACCATCCGTGGTACGGCTTCACCGGCACCATCGACGGGCCGTTCTCGGCAGTGCTCGCCGGCGACCTCGACTGGTCGGTCAAGCTCGACGCCGCCGGCTGCGGCGGACTCGTGTGCGCGTGCGCGACCGGTGACCTGCGCCGCGTGGAGGACCTGTGAGCATCAGCGCCGACACGCCCCTCGCGCGGGAAGCGATCGCGGCCGTCGCACGCTCCCACGAGCAATACTGCGCGTGCACCATCTGCCTCGCCGCCGCGGGCGATCAGGGCGCGCTGTGCGAGGTCCTCGCCGCCGTCGACGAACTCGCGGAGGCTGACCTCGCTGTACGCAACCGCACCCCTGCGGAAAGCAACCAGCGCCGATGACCACCACCGAGCGCCTCCTCGACCCGCCGCGCCTCGCAGCGTTCTGCCCAGCCAGGCACTGCGCCCGCGCATGCGACACCACCACATGCGGATGCCAGCCCTGCCGCTGCACTGACTGCCGACGCCGGACCACACGATCACACCGCAAAATCCTGCGCCGGCCCGCTAACGCGACCAGCTCCTCGCAGGAGCGACTGTTCGCCAACCCCAACCCCGAATGGAGCATCGTCAGATGACCACGCCCGCCCCTCTCGTCCTCCTCGCCGGCGGCCATGATGCCGCGAGCGGCATGTATTGCTTCACCGAGGCGGTCGCCTACGCCGCCGGCGAGCCTCACTCGTCGTCCCCGAAGTGCCTCTCGCCGGTGATCCGCCGGTTCGGGATGGCGCTCAACGATCGCCTCGACGATGACCGCCGTCAGCTGCTGCGCCCGTTCGCTCTGCGCGCTTTGGGGACGGCGGGTGACGGCCGTGACGAGGAGCGCCGCGAGATGTGCACTCAGTGGCTGCTCGAGCATCTCCCCGAACTGTTCGACCGCGCCGGGTTGCCGGACACGGCAACGAAGCTCCGCGCGATCGAGGGTGACCTCGCCGTCGAGAACGTCCGCAGAGTTCTCCTCGACGCTCGCGACGATGCGTGGGCGGCGCGCTCCCGCGCGCTAGACCTGGTCCGCGCCCGCGTCCGCGACGAGCTGCGCAAGCAAGGCCTCAC